GACCTCACAAAGAGATTTACTCAGCTGTTCGATTCTTTTATCAACTCACTAATGTAGCCTTATGAAGCAGATTGACCGCGATGCCCTACGCAAATGGGAGGAGCTCAAACGCTCCATATACAACGCTACACCAATTGACACTTCGCTATCCCCTGCCGAGGTTGAGAAGTTGCGTATCAAGTTGGAGGCAAACCCTATCGAATGGATAAAATACCTATTCCCCAACTATGCGAAGGCAGAGTTCGCCCCGTTCCATATCAAAGCCATCAAGCGACTCATCAACAACCCAGAATGGTATGAGGTATTGTCGTGGAGCCGAGAGTTGGCAAAGAGTACCATCGTAATGTTCGTAGTGCTCTATTTGGTACTGACCAAGCGTAAGAATACTATAATGTTAGCCGCTGCCACACAAATAGCAGCGGGAAAATTGCTTGCACCTTACCGAGCCAACCTCGAAAGTAACCGCCGACTCATACAGTTGTACGGGGAGCAGAAGAGCATAGACGATTGGTCGGAACTTCAATTCAAGACCAAACAAGGGGCATCATTCACAGGACTCGGAGCTGGGGATAAACCTCGTGGAGCCCGAAACGAAGCCAAACGCCCTGATATTCTGCTTGTAGATGACTTCGATACAGACGAAGCGTGTCTTAACCCTGATGTATTGGAGAAAAAATGGAATTGGTGGGAACGCGCATTGTACCCGACACGCTCGGTATCAGAGCCTACACTAATCATATTCTGCGGTAATATCATCGCAGAGGATTGTTGTATTGTGAGGGCAGGAGAAAAAGCAGACCATTGGGATATTGTCAATATCCGAGATGACGAGGGCAAAAGCACTTGGCCAACCAAGAACACCGAGGATATGATTGATCGCATACTTTCGAAGATAAGCACTCAAACAATACAAGGGGAGTATTTCAATAACCCCGTTGTCGAGGGCAAAATCTTTTCAACGGTCAAGTGGGGCAAGGTGCCACCACTACGCAAGTTCCCGTTCCTGTGTATCTATGCCGACCCGACATCATCAGAGGCGAAAGGCTCTGCCAAGAACAAGAAGGGGTCGCTTAAAGCAATGTGGCTACTCGGCAAGATGGACCGCACTCTTTATGTCATCAAAGGCTTCCTCGGCAAGATGACCACTGATGAGTTCGTAACGCACTACTTTACGCTGTACCTACACGCACTTATGAAGGGGCAGCGTAACATCTATCTGGTGCAGGAGAACAACTCCCTGCAGGACCCATTTTTCCAACAGGTATTCAAGAAGGTGTTAGCCGCCAAGTGCAAGGAGTTAGGCATCAATATCTCGGTCATACCTGATGAGAAAAAGAAGACCGACAAAGCTCTGCGTATCGAGGCGAACCTTGAACCCCTGAACCGAGAGGGCTTGCTGGTACTCAACGAGGCAGAACAGAACGACCCGAATATGCAGGGACTCGAAGAGGAGTTCAAATTCTTTTCAATGTCGCTCAAATTCCACGCTGACGGTGTGGACTGCGTAGAGGGTGGCAATCGCTTTATCGATGACAAAATCGGGCAGATGCACCCTATACACACAACATCGTACAAGACAATAGCAAAACGCAATAAATACAGACAATAATGGCAAACTTCATTACTACGGAGGACTATAACGCCTCCATACATCAGGAGATATTAGACGCTGTTATACGCTCCGACAGCGCCATCATTGAGGTCGTAGAGGATAGAGCCATAGCCGAGATGCGAGGCTATATGTCTCGCCGCTACGACTGCGACAAAGTATTCTCTGCCGAGGGCAAGGAGCGCAATGAGTTGGTGCTGATGATGGCTATCGACATCGCCATATACCATCTATTTTGCATACACAATCCTCGTATGATGTCGGAGATTCGTGTTGAACGATATGAGCGTGCTATCGAGTGGCTCAAAGGAATACGCAAAGGCGATATCACAGTCGATGGGCTTCCCGAAGTAGAAGGAGAGGTTATGGATACCGCCTCGCAGTTTCAGATACGCAGTAACCGAAAACGAAATAACAACATCTAACTATGGCAAAGAATAAGAAGCACAATAAGCGCATCACGACAGGTGGCAGCGTGGGGCGTACCCCAACACAGACCATCGTACTTCAGCCCACCCGCCGAGGTGGACTCGATGTGTCCGAATATATGACAGCAATACGCAAAGCGGAGTTAATCGACTACCCCCAGCGTAAGAAGCTCATCGACCTCTACAAAGATGTCAAAACAGACTCCCATCTGTTTGCGGTACTCCGCAAGCAGAAGGCTGCTATACTTTCAACGCCGATTCAGTTCCTGCGTGATGGCGAGGTTGATGAGCAGATGCAGGAGCATATCAATTCTCCTTGGTTCAACCACTTTATTGAGGACTTAATCGACCACGAGTGGGAAGGTGTCGGGGGCTCGTTGTTCCAATTCTACAAAGACGATAAGGGTTGGGTTAAGTACGACCTAATTCCAAGGGAACATGTGGACCCAATCAACCGCACGATTCTCCGCAACCCGACAGACCTCCGAGGCGAGAGCTGGGAGGAGTTCTCCGACCTGTTGTATGTTGGAGACCCTCGACAAATCGGCGACCTTGCAGTCTGCGCCTTCTGGGTAATACTCAAACGAAACAATGTATCCGATTGGGCAGAGCTCGCCGAGATTTTCGGGCGACCTATCCGAGAGGGTACCTATGATGCGTGGGATGAGAAGGCTCGCGAGAAGTTAATTGAGGACATCTACGGTATGGGCGGGGCTGGTGTCATAATCCACCCCGATGGAACCAAAATCAACCTCATACAGACAGGTAATGTTTCGGGAGCTGGCGATATGTATAGCGGGCTTGCTACATATTGCAACAATGAGATAAGTAAGGCGGTAAATGGTAATACCCTGACCACCGAGGCGGGCGACAAGGGTACGCAAGCACTCGGCACTGTACAACAGGAGGGCGAGGTCGATATCACCTTCTTCATTAAGCGTCAGATCCTCGACATTCTCAACTATGAGGTGTGCGACATCTTCGCCGCTCTCGGTATCAACACCAAGGGCGGTAAGTTCGCTTTTGTGCCGCCAAAGAAGAAGGATCCTGCACAACAGGTTACAATCGTTTGCCGACTGAAACAGGAGGCGGGATTGCCTATATCCGATGACTATCTATATGAGGAGTTCGGTATTCCAAAGCCTGATAACTACGACCAAATCAAGGAGCAAGCACAGGCAACAGCCGCAGCTATCAGAGAGGGCAAAAAAGAGGATAAAACCGAGGACCCTGACGCTGATGGAGACGAGAGTACCGAGCCCAAAGGCAAAAAATCAACCTCCAAGAAAAACGAAGACCGCAAATTCATAGACCGTCTTCGCAGTTTTTTTGGAGAAGCCCCCGACAGCGAGGGGGCGGATTTAGATTGGTAGTCGATGAGTTATACCGAGATGCTGCCGACAACGAGGGCGCCCGAAGTAGCTTCACATTCGACTCTGCAATCATAGAGAAGGCACTACGCAACATACTGTCGAAGCGTATCAATACACGCACGACAATTGATGCGGGACTATTCTCGGAGGTGCAGCGCATTGTAAGCAACGCTATCGATATCGGCTACGATGCCCCAGCTGGCGGTAGCAGTTTCGCCCAAGAACTGAAAAACAATGCCGAGGTGTGGTCAGCGTTCAAGGTCCACCGTATGGGCAGGGATATCGCTGCTCGTATGTTAGACGAAGATGGCAACCTCAAATCGTTTGAGCAGTTCAAAGCCGACACAAAGGATATCGTGGACCATCAGGTGGGGCGTTGGCTACGCACCGAATTTGATACCGCTGTAAAGCGTGCCCATCGTGCCGCCGAGATGCGTCAATTTATGGATGAGGCTGATGTGTTCCCGAACATCGAGTGGCTGCCATCAACAGCAGTAAACCCTCGTGAGTCGCACATGCCATTCTACCACCGCATCTGGCCTATTGATGACCCATTTTGGGAGAAGCACAAACCGGGTGATGAGTGGGGCTGTCAGTGCGATTGGAGAGCAACAGACGAGGAACCTACTGACAACACAGGCATCGGGGAGGAGAGTATCAAACCGTCAGCGGGATTGGGTGGCAATCCAGCCAGAACAGGGCAGATATTCTCCAATGACCACCCATATTTTCCGAGCGACTGCGACCACTGTGCATTCAAGAGTGTGCAACTGCGACTGTTTACCAACAAGCAGAAAAACTGCTATCAGTGTGCCAACATCATCAAGGCTATCAAGGGAACGAAGTTGGCTCCCGTTATTGAGGAGTATGAGCGTCTGCGAGCTGATGAGAACTACACCGATGTCAAGATTGACCGCAAGAGTGGAGGTTTGAGTGCAGTACACCGAGAGCACAACTTTGACCCCGTAAAGGGTTGCTTTGGTATTCCTCGTGGCGAATATGAGAGATTGGCGGTAGAAGCACTCCGTAAAAATGGATATCGGGTGCTATTAGAATCAGAGCATGCAGAAAAGGGTGTTAAAACCCCAGATGGTTCGCTAAATGATATTCTGATGGATATTAAGGCTGTCGAAGGTACAGGTAAATACACTATTAAAAACAAATTTAGTGCTGCGTGCGACCAACGAGCCAAATGCGTTGTATTGTACTTCCACGAGAGGTCGAGATATTCAGAGGATAGAGTTCGTCAAGGTTGGAGACAATATACCAGCGACCTGCGAGGTCGTACACAAACTATTGAATCTATCCTTTGTGTTATCGAGGGAGATTTGATAGAATTTGAGCCATAAAAAGAAACCCCGCCGAAGCGGGGCTAAGGCGTTTGCGATAAGTTACGAGCAAAGCCCCTAACCCGCCTTCGACCACAAAGATAGCACAAAACATTCCAAAATACAAAACTTTGGAAAGAATAATTTTACAATCCTCGTTTGAACGCTGTTTGAACGGCATTTGAATAATACTCAAAATGGCAGATAGAATTGAAAAAGACATACAACGATTTGTGCGAGGGGTTGAGCAACTAATCAGCCGCAAGCTACCCATCTATGCGGGCAAGACTGCCACGCAGCACTTCAAGGATAACTTCACGAAAGGTGGATTTGTCAATGGAGGGCTACAACCTTGGCTTCCATCCAAGCGTCTATCATCAGGCGGGCAAGGGGCAGACTCAAAGTATGGAACATTGCTTTCCTCACGCAAGCACCTATATAGTTCTATCAATTACACCCCCAGCGTAGCCAAAGTTACCATCTTCAATGATGTGGTCTATGCTCAAATTCACAATGAGGGTGGCACTATTGGTATAACGCCCAAAATGAGGGGCTATGCGTGGCATCGCTACTATGAACTCACAGGCAAGGGCAAAAGTGGCTCAAACAGCCCAAAAATACGCAAAGAAGGCAAGAATGCCGAGCCTGTGGTGGAATCAGCGGAGGCGAAGATGTGGAAAGGGCTTGCTTTGACTAAAAAGCAGTTTGTAACAATCCCCAAACGCCAATTTATGGGACAGAGTGCCGAACTTGACGACAAGATAGCCGCATACATTGAACGAGAAGTTCTCAAAATCTTAAACTCATAAAACTATGGAAGAATTGTACCTGCGAATTGCAGACCGATTACAGAACAATGTCGAGGGGCTGACCCTCATTGATGAGGATACAGGGCAACTGATTGAGAGTGCCGATGGCTATCCCGTAACATTCCCCTGTGCGCTGGTTGATGTCTCAACGGTGGATTGGACGAGTTGCCGAGGAACAGAACAACGAGGCACTGCCAACATCACCATTAAGCACGCCTTCGACTGCCACGAGGATACACACCTCTCCTCATATCCGTACAACCAATTCGAACACCTTAAACGCCGAAGCGAGCAGCACAGGCAACTATGCTCGGCATTACACGCCTACAAATTTGCGGTGGCGACCTCTGAACTCCAAAGAACACAGAGCCGACACTACACTCTATATGGGCGTATCAAGGTATATGAGGTTACTTTCAAGGTTCAGGTTGCAGACGACCTACTCGCCAGAGAATAGTCGGAGTTGGGCAGCGGTCAGCTTCGGAACCTTGACCTTTGGCATCGGTTTAATCCCCTCGTCTGGGTGCTCTCGGCAGAACTGCCTGATAATAGACATCACTCGCTCCTCGGAGATAAAGAACTCTTGTTCCGAGAGGACTTTGATAGCATCGTCAAAGCGCAGTCGTTGCACCTCCGTCCAATAATGCCAACGGCGGCACAACGCTTCATCACGCTTCTTGATTAGGTCTTTATTTCGTCCTCTCGGCATTCAGAGTAATTTTTAGGATATGAATATACAAAAATAGTGGAAATCAATGCGATTCCCACTATTTGCTTAACAGAATTAATTGGTTACTCCTTTTTGTCCATCGCGGCGAGCGATAAAGGCAAGGTTCTCTTGACACCTTTTTCATCTTTGTAGGTTACGGAGATAAACTCAACCGACTCGACAGGCTTGTATGCCTGTTTGATAATCTCCGCAGCATCAATCAACTCGGAGAACCCCGACTTGCGGGCAACCTCTTGAAGTTGCAGCACTCGGCTCGCTTTCAGGTTGCCCTTCTTATCTCGGGCAAGCAACGCCATTACCATGTCGGTCAAGGCTGCCAACTCCTCGTTTTGCTCCATCTTCGACTTAAAGAAGTCTGTTACCTTCTGAATGCCGACTTTGACAGTGTCGTCCCACGCATCGTTAGTACGCTTGCCGAGGGTAATCGACACCATACCATCTGATGAGGTAAAAGAGTTGCTATGGCGGTCCGTTTTGGTGTTATACAACTCGTCTTTGAGGGTGATGAGGGTTTCGGCTGCTGTAAATACCGAGTCCTTCTCGCTACGCATCAATTCGCTCACCCTCTGCATACGCTCAAATGTTCCGCGTACAAAATCATCAACACTCTGCTTGTAAGCATCGATGTCCTCTTGGCGTTTCTGTTTCTCGGCACGCTCAGCAGCCTCAAGCTGCGCTTTCAGTTCAGCGCGTTGTGCTGGGGTTAAATCATTTAGATTCATATTCTATCTCCTTTTGGTTTTACTTTTGTTCTGTCGCTTCCTGCGTCTTTGTAGTCGGGTTAAGCGTTGCTTCTTGCGGGTTCTATTCGTTCTTTTCGGGTTAGAATGGTACCGTCTGCGATGCTGTGAGCATTTCCATAACCAAGTGGCAATTACCGCTGCCGCCATAAGTTTGTAAGCCATCTCTGCTTCTTGGAACATCTCTTTCAGCGCTGCCGCCGTACACTCATTAGGCTCAAACTCAAATGACACCTCTGTTGGTTCGGGGTGAATAACGGCAGAACTTGGGAAGTCATCAGCGAACTCTACTTCTTTTATTACCGTCAAAGGCTGCCCATTGACAAACAACTGCCCGATGATGTTTTTCTCCTCTCCCATGGTGCTACTTTTTAAGCTCACCCATAACACCTCGCTCGATACGCTCTTGAACACGCTCTTTGCAAGCGTCAAGGAACATTTGCAAGCCCTCTACCATCTTGGCGTTCTGCTCCGATGGGAAGCGGTTGTTCAACTTCTGGTGTCGGTCAAGTAGCGCCAAAACCAACTGCTCCGATTGAAGTCCGGGCACGACACTACCATCATCGTTCTTTTGTACGAACTGCACTACCTGTTGGGTGTCGGTGTACTGCGTCTTGCCATTAACAAAGCCGAGGCACTCTCTAATGAGGTAGCAGTGGGCACCGCCATATACCTCGTCATAGATAACCGATATCGTCTGTTCCTCGCTTGGGAATACAAGCGCATCGATAGGCTTGCCTTCGGGTTCGGGGAGGAGCTTGTAATCAGCCTTGACAAGAGCCATAATCTGCTCATCAAAATCACGGTCCTTGGTAATAGTTCCGCCTATCAGGTCAAAGAACAACCCATTCAGGATACCATGTGCTCGCCCGATGCTCGCCTTAACCTCGCCTTTGGCGTTAGGTAGCTGCTTCTTTAACTTTTCAAGTAATAGGTTGCAGAGGTAAATTCCTCTGATTCGCTCGTCCGCCAACAGGCGGGCTACATCTTCTTGTGTGTACTGTATCATATCTCTATTGTATTAAAGTGAATTCATATACCCAAACCCAAGGGTTGCTTTTCCAAGTACCTTTGCCCATTACATCATCTATGAGCTGTGCAAATGCTTCTCGCGGGGTTCGCTTAATTCCCCTTGGGGCATTGTAGTTTTTATCGATGTAGTAATACTGCTTACCTCTTCTCGGGCTGTGCCCAATCTTGATACCTTCTTTGAGGCAATCTTCATCCGAGATATCCTGCAATCGCTCAACTCGTACTTTGTCAATGCGAATCCGATGAGGCATATATTCGGCTTTTACAAACATCTTATTATTTCGACCTGCTGATTGGAATGTTGAGATATCTGGGCTTTTACCATCGACATTAGTAGCAATGTTCACAAGTGTTTCCAACCCGATATCCCGATAACATTGAGCTACGGCTATCACATCGTAAAAATTGAACGGGGAGACAACTGTTAGGTTGTCGGAAAAATCAGCTCTTAACTTTTGCTTCTTGACTTTCTTACCAACGACCTCTGTAAGAAAGTGCATACCTGCAAATTCAGCGTTACTCGTAGGCTGTGGAGTTATCAGCGAGCGGGTAATCGTTTTTGTCCCATTTAGAACAGCCTCCGTTAAGCCGTAACGGTCATTAAACATTCGCTTCTTCATACTCTTCTATAAATTGTTTGATTGTTGAAATTTTCTCTTGTAGGATCGTCCACTTGTCGAGTTGCTTTTCAGTCATCTCGCCGCCTTGTCGAATATCCTCCAACCGGTCAAACTTCTTTTTGAGGGACTTCAACGCAGGGCGCAACTCCTCGGCTATCACACCAGCTTCCTCTGGTGTCAGGGCAAGCATCACTTGGTTGTACACTGTACCTCTGATTGGTTCGTGTGTCCATTTCATAGAATAATCTCCTTTCCAAAATTTACCACTCGGAGTATATGTTGCAGCTGATGTACTGCGTATATGTGCAAATCATACATAACTCTCAAAAAACCAAAATGACCACAGCCATACGGTACATACACTTCAACGCTGGCTTCACGACCCAGTCCCGACAGATAAATAACAATCCCATCGCATTCTAACTTCCATTTAGAAAAACATCCTTCCACCAATACGAACCCGTTTTTCTCCAATATCTCACGGGTAATAGGGATAGGCTTGAAATTATCAATATGGCAACTTGCAGATAGGCTGCTTGATATTGCCCCAACTCTGCCATTATCTTCGATAAGGTGAATCTGCATATTCTCTTCGTAGAAGCCATGCCGTACCCAATCACCGATATTAAGGGTTTTAATATCAAACATAGCTTTATCTCTTTATGGATATTACACATCGTTACAAATCGTTGTAAGTGGTGTACGCTCTCGCAGTCCATTTGGGCGATTATTGCCCATTCCTCGCAATCGGTTAATCGCTCATAGTACAAGGTCATATAATCCTCAGAGAAACCTCTTGTTTCAATGCGATGGGTGTCGTCAATCATTATCTGCCAATTCGCCAACGAGTCATTTGTGGTGCGCCTAAATCCGATAGCCGCCATTCTGTCGGCGTTTAGTGGCAGGGGCTTTAATGATGACAAACGAGCAGAAAAGACATCGCCAAATTGCGGGTCTGTGAGTTCTACCATATAAACAACCTCATCGTCAGAT